CATCAGCACAATAATATCGGATGTAATCTTCTTCACGCTCAATTCGAAAGCAATTGCAGCAAGTTGTCTGTCTTCCATTCAAGAGAACATGCCTCTTAACAACACAGAGATTCCCGCAGTCACAGCGGCAATAATAAGCCGATCTATGTCGTCCTCCATGCCCTTCAGGGACAAATCCCGCAAAAGAGAGCACGGTCAGCTTTCCGAATCTCTTACCGATGAGATCTGAATAATCCATATGCACTCCTTAGAAAACAATCAGTCCTCTTGTGTCATAAACACTGGTCCCGTCATTCAACCCACACCGGATTGCCCGGTCCAGTCCCATGACCGTCGCAACCGCACCATCAATCTTCTCCGTACTCTTGTCCTTGTCCATCTTGATGTTGCCAGCCGGGTCCTGCCGGATCGTGACGTTGTCCATCATCCAGCGAAGTACCGGATTCCCACCATGCGCGATCCGCTTCTCAAGGACCAGCTTCATCAGCTCTTTTGTAGGTGGACTAAGGGATGAGTATCCTTGCCCCATCGGGACAACCGTGAATCCCATCTCCTCCAGGTCCTGCGTCATCTGCACGGCACCCCAGCGGTCGAAAGCGATCTCGCGGATGTTGTACTGCGTGCCCAGGTTCTCGATGAACTTCTCGATGAATCCGTAATGAATGACATTTCCTTCCGTCGTATTGATGTACCCCTGTCTCTGCCAGACGTCGTAGAGCACGTGGTCACGCTTTACACGGATTGGCAGTGTCTCTTCCGGCAGCCAGAAGTAAGGCAGGATCTCGTACTTGCCGGTCTCCGGATCATCCGGTGGGAAGACCAGCACGAACGCCGTGATATCAGAAGTACTCGACAGGTCCAGCCCGCCGTAACAAACCCGGCCACGGAGGTAATCCGCATCGACCGGAAAAGCACAGGCATCCCACTTGTCCATCGGCATCCAGCGGACGGTCTGCTTCACCCATTGGTCAAGCCTGAGCTGCCGGAATGCATTCTCCTCAGAGGGATTCTGCTGGGCGGATTCACACGCCTGCTTCACCTTGTCGATGGAGACCGTGATCCCAAGAGACGGATTCGCTTTCTTCCATACCTCCGGGTCCGTCCAGTCCTCGGATTCCGATGCTCCGTAGATCACCGGGTAGAAGGTCTTGTCTGCCTTCCTGCCTTCGATGATATCCAGTGCCTTCTCGTGTATCTCATAGCCGATGGAGTTCTGGTCATTTCCTGCTGTTGTGATCAGGAAATACAGTGGCTGGGTACGGGCATCACCGGAGCCCTTTGTCATGACATCAAACATCTGCCGGTCCGCGACATGCAGCTCGTCATACACGACACCGGAAATGTTGAGGCCGTGTTTGCTGTATGCCTCTGCCGACAGGACCTGATAGATACTGTTCGTCGGCTCGAAGATCATCTTCTTCTGGGAAGCGAGGATCTTGGTCCGCTTGGCAAGTGCCGGTGTCATCCGCACCATATCCATGGCGACCTCAAAGACAATGCTGGCCTGCTGACGGTCAGAAGCGCAGGAGTAAACTTCCGCTCTCTGTTCCCCGTCACCGCAGCAGAGATACAGTGCCACCGCTGCTGCCAGTTCACTCTTACCCTGCTTCTTCGGAATCTCCACATAGGCTGTGTTAAACTGCCGGTAGCCATTCGGTTTGATCACTCCGAAGATGTCCCGGATGATCTGCTCCTGCCAGTCGATAAGGTCAAAGGGCTGTCCGGCCCAGCGTCCCTTGGTATGGCAGAGACACTCGATAAAGGCGACAGCATAATCGGCTCTGTCCTTGTCGTAATGCGAGTCCGGTGCCATGAATCTGGTCGGTGTATATTCTTTTAACTTCCGCATCGCCATATCCGGCACCTCCCATCTATCTCAAAAAGGAGCCCTTTCGAAGGCCCCTGGTATTTCTGTTTCCGTGTATCTCAGTGCTGGTGGATGATGGAGAGGATCTTCTCCTGCTCCTCCTTGTCCACCCCGATTGATTCCAGCGCCTGCCTTGTCCCGCAGTCCGGGCAGATCTTCGTCTTATTGTCCGTCCGGGAAAGCGCCGGGACACCGGAATATGGTCTGCCGCAGATCGGGCAGATTCGAAGCTCCGTCACGTTATCGTCCTTCATGCCCTGTCCTCCTCTTCCTGCCTTGCCACCTCGGTCATGCTTCGGGAGAAGGCGTCCTCCAGAAGCTGTTCGTCGAACTCGAAGTCGGCATAGCCTTCCATGCAGGTGGCGACGTAAGTGGGGCTCGGTACTCCGAAGGGCCGGTCCTCATGCATGATGTATACGAAGGCATCGACCGTTCGGTACTTCTGAAGGACCTGATCCCACATCCGGATCTTCATCTCCTTCTTGTAGTAGAATCGCGGGAAGCCTTCGTAGCGGTCCAGTTTCTTCTCATCCTCCGGTGTTACCGTGAAGACCCCGACCGGTACATAGGCTCCTTCCTTTGGCTCGATCGTGAGGTAGGACCCGGTCTTGCTGCCCTTATAGAGAAGCTCGTAATCAGGGATCTTCCCCCAGCCTCTGCGCCTTGCTCCCGGGCAGCGCACCAGCATCTGGTACATGTTCAAATTGCTGCCGTAAGCCAGGTAGTAACGCACCTTCCTCCTGCCTCTGTACTCCGGTCTTACCATCTTCCAATTTCCATTCATCGCTTTGTCTCCTTTCATGGCAGTTAACATTCCCTCCTACCACCTTAAGGCCGCTCCTCTGGCGGTCGTCGGTGGGGAAGGCTTACTCCCGTCTCCTTCAAGCGGCTACTCTGCCGTGGCGAAAGGCGGTGTCGCCGTCCAGCCTCTTGGTGTAGAGGTCCCTTGCGGTCTTGAACTCGTCCCCGATGAAGCCGAGGCGGAGGAGCCAGGTGCGCATCGCGTATCTCGGGTTCTCGTTCTGCTGGGGCTTTGCGGAGGCGGTTCTCACTTCCTTGGCAAGCTCGCTCATGGCGAGGCAAAGCTGGATGTAACTCTTGAGCTGTCCGGCATGCAGGCCGTTCTGCTTTCCGTCTGCCGGTGCGTCAAATTGGAAAAGTCTGAACTCGATGGTCCCCTTCGTAAAGGTGGCGTGAAGGTTCAGCATGTGGTAGCGGCTGCTGTTGTAGTGCTGGCTCCTGCCGTAGGAAGCTCCCTGCGTGGTGTACCAGATGTCTGCAAGGCCCGCCATCGTGGTCGGCTTCTTCTTGTTCAGGGCTTCGAGGAAGTCCGGGTCGACCGGTCTGCAGTAGCGTCCCAGGCGGCCTTCGTCAAGCTTCAGGGCTTTGGAAAGGAGCTCCTCGTGGCTTGCCATGATGTTGGCGAGGTTCCGGAGGCTCTGCGGTGTGTGGCCTGCCGCGCCGATGTGGATGTGGACCCCGCAGCCTCTTGTCGGGTCGCTCTTCGCTCCGGCCTTCCTCAGCCTTCTTACCAGCTCCTGCAGGGTTTCGATGTCGTCGTAGGTAAGGATCGGGGTGACCATCTCGCATTTCTCTGCGTCTGGTCCGGCGATGCTGACGTCCCTCTGGAATTTCCATTCGCGGTCCTTATCGTCCCATGCGCTCCAGCAGTAGTATCCGTTGTCTGCTGCGGTGTTCTTGTATCTTCCGGTTCCGAAGAAGTCGGCTGCGAGCTTGGCGGCTGCGTCTCTCCGGATGTTGTTCATCTCAACCTCGACCCCGATGGTCTGCTGCTTCATGGCTTCCTGCTGTCTTGCTGTGTTCTTCATGGTGTTGGCTCCTTTCGCCTTGGTGTGGTTGTTTTTTTGTTATGGTATTAATCACTCTACCCGCCACATATATCCAGTTAATTCGGAGCCATAATCTCAACAAAAATACAGCGTTTCAGCGGGGTGCGGATTGTGTAGATTACGCCTCAGGAAACGCCGGTCCGTCAGCGGTGACGATGAGTCTCATTCCAGTGCTCGATGTATTTTCTCTGCTCCTCATCATCCTCCTCTGTTCTCCCGTTTGCCCTCAGCAGGGCACTTAGAAATACAGCAAAGGAGACAAGCACTGCAGCAATGATCAGGATCAACCACGCCTTAGCCATCTGTCTCCTCCACTTTCACATCTTCATATTTACATTTCTGCCCGTCGCGGATCACATACACATCTCCATCCGGGACAGAGGCACGATACCGCTCCACCGCGACATCTACGAACTTGGGCTCCAGCTCAATACCATAGCAGGATCTCCCCATCTGCTCACAGGCAATCAATGTAGAAGCACTGCCGAGGAAGCCGTCCAGGACCAGACCGTTCGTCATCGTGCTCTGCTTGATGAGATATGCGATAAGAGGCACCGGCTTACTGGACGGGTGGCCGAATCCATCCTTCTTGGAATTCTTGATCCCGTCAAAATCAAAGACTGCCGTCTGTTTCTGGTCGCCATACCACTCATGCTTGCCGTCTTTCCTCCACCCGTAGATAATCGGCTCCATGTTAAATTTCCAATCCGTCCGGGAAAGCGGAGCTCTCGGCTTTCTCCAGATCAGACCCGCACCGACCTTAAACCCGGCATCTTCGAAGGCATCATAAAATACACGGCTCTTGGCTGTGGCGTAGAACTCATAGATGGAAGCGTCCTTTGCCATGACCTCATGGAAGTTGGTGAAGGCCTTCATCAGGAATTCATAGCCTTCCTTGTCGGAAAGGTCGTCGTTTGCAATCTTGCCGGAGGTGGATTCCAGGTTGACGAAGTAAGGAGCGTCGGTGCAGACCAGATTAACCTTGGTGTCACCGAGCAGCTTCTTATAGGTTTCCGGGTCCGTGGAGTCGCCGCAGATCACAGTGTGCCGTCCCAGGTGCCAGATGTCTCCGGCCTTGGAAAAGCACGGTTTTTGCAGCTCGGCATCAACATCGAAGTCATCCTGTTCACCGTCCTCACCCAGATCAAAGAGCGCTGACAGTTCCTTGTCATCGAAACCGGTGAGGGAAAGATCAAAGGCCTGCTCCTGCAGGGATTCAATCTCGGCACGCAGCATCTCCTCATCCCATCCGGCATCCTCAGCCATCCGGTTGTCCGCGATAATGTATGCCTTCTTCTGCGCCGGAGTCAGATAGTCAACAAGGACGCAGGGAACCTCTTTGATTCCTTCTGCTTTCGCAGCCTCAAATCTGCCGTGACCGGCTATGATGTTAAAGTCCGAATCAATGATGATCGGATTGATGAAACCATATTCACGGAGGGAACCTCTGAGCTTCTGGATCTGCTCCGGGCTGTGGGTCCTCGCGTTATTCACATAGGGCACCAGCTTCTCGAGCGGCACCATCTGCATCTTTGTCGTAGTGTTCATATCAGTTCATTCCCTTCCTCGCACGGAGCAGTCTCTCCATCGCATCGTCCTGCGGTGTCTGACCGCCATAGTCTGTCAGGCAGTTCTCCTTCACGATCTGGTAGATCTGATACCAGAGCTGGTTGACCTGCTTCATGTAGTTCTGAGACATGGAAACGTAAGGTGACGCGATTGCAGCATTCGTAGTCGGATGCTTGGCAATGAAGCCATACTCGCTGATCGCCTCCTCACACTGAATCCAGCGAGCGACTGTCATCGCATACTGTGACACGAGCTGCGGGTTGACGAGCTTCTCACAGCCCCTGCCCTTCAGCCATTCCCAGGTCTCCTTATAGACATCCTCAGCGCAGAAGTCCTTGCCGTTCCTCTGCTGCTGTTTCATGTATTCCTTCGGCTCCGGCATATCCTCACCGGTAAGCTCTTCCACATTCTCTGAGAGGTCCGTGGCATCCGGCACTTCCATGATCTGCAGTTTCCTGCCGCCAGGATTGCCTGCCGCGATCTTCTCCTGTATTGCTTTCGGTGGTCTTCCCTGACCGAAACGCGGACCACCACGCATTGTTCCGTCCTTAGCCATTCACATATCCTCCTGATTGCATCCCCCAGTAGGGTATATCCCTGTTTGTTTTCGCTTTTCGAGCACAGAAGAGGGGGCGCCGGTCAGGAAGGTGCTTGTTTACAGCGATTTTGACCACCCCCGCCTCCCGTCTCACACACCAAAACGCATGAAAATCCGTATACCCCAGTGGGGTATCATCAAGTTTAATATTGAATCGAGTTATTCGTCGAGCGGATCGCCGTCCAGCCAGAGCTGATACTCGATACAGGTCTGTGCATCCCATCCGTCGCAGCAGCAGTCACAGTCGTCGCAGGGACAACCGTCGTCAAGCCAGTCCTCTTCCATGTCTTATCTCCATCAAAAAAGCACCCGGATTACTGGTCCGAATGCTCAAGCTCATCTATCCGTCTGTTGATGTACCAAACAGCCTTCTTCAGGTCCTGCACCTCTGTCTCCTTACTCTTCTTCCCAGCACGCGAGATGTACTTCACAGCGTTGCCAAGGTGATAGCCGAGGTGCTTGTCTTCAATGTAATCGATTACTTCTATCTTCCCGTCCGTGTACCATGCAGGGTGGTTGACAGGATCGTTCACTTCATTCATAACAAACCTCAATGTAATGTTGACACCACAGATGACACCATATAAACTCTTGTTAAACCTGAAAGCGAGGCGAAGAACAATGAAGACTCTTGACGAATATCTTTCTCTTCCATATCGCATGGAACTCACACCTGATCCTGACGAAGGCGGCTATGCCGTATCCTTCCCTGATCTGCCCGGCTGCCTGTCCGTGGGTGAAACCATTGACGAAGCAGTAGCAAACGCAGAGGATGCAAAGCGCGAATGGATCACGGCTGCTATTGAAGACGGTTACCAGATCAATGAACCAGACTCCATCGAGAATTACTCCGGCCAGTTCAAACTTCGCATTCCGAAGAGCCTGCACAAGAGTTTATCGGACCATGCCAAGGAAGAAGGCGTCAGTATGAATCAGTACTGCGTTTATCTTCTCAGCAGAAACGATTCTGCTATTCACGCCATGAATAAATTTCAAGAACAGATGGATGGTCAGGCAGGAAAAGCAGGTCTCAACT